TCACACCTCGGCCTTTGCTGCGATATCGATACAGAAGCCGAATGCGCGGTGCGTTGGGCTATGCTCGTTGTATCGCTTCTGATCCGCTCCGAGGTCTCGAAGAATGGCCGACCGCATGCCCTCCCGAAATTCCCGGACCTGCGAAGCGATGGTGTCGGCAACCGATCCCACCTCCTGCTCCCATGCCACGGGATCAGCTAAGCCATGACCGCTACTAGGCGGCGAGGCGGGGCGGGTGTTCCAGAGCATCGCCCCGTCATCGCCCTCAACCCCAGGACCTATGGCACCGCAATCGATACATTCGACCATCGACGTTTGCGGAACCAGAACGGCGTCTGCAGATCCACAGAATGGGCAGGGCAGCAAGGCCACTACCCCCGCCAGGGGCGCCTCCCCGTGCAGCCGGTTCCACCAATCCATGATGTTGTAAGCCCAACCGCTCAGGCTACGCTCATCGATCAGGCATCCTTCTGACTGTCGAAAGTTGACGCTGTTGCCGCACCGAACGTGATAGCCCGCTCCGCTTCCGGCGTCGGTGACGACCGCAGCACCACCGCACAGCTTGCAGGGCACACAGCCCGCCTGCGCGTCGAGCATCTGCTCATGGGGGCTTAGCTGGTCTCGTGCATCGCTCATCGCCTGCCTCCTAAGAAATATTGTTGGTGCATGGATTTGGTGCGGCTTCAGCGGCCATCACGGCTTCGATGAAGCCTTGCGCGACCGGCCCGACGATCGCGTTACCATAGCCGCGCAGACGTCCCACTCGATTGGCAGCCCCATGAGCCAGCGGGAATGTGCCGGGTTCAACTGGCCGCCACTTTCCATCCCGGCAGCCGAGCCAGTCAGCATCTGACCAGACAGTGTGAGCCGATGGGGCTCCGTTATGGCCGACCCCGGCTGCCAGCCATCCAGCAGGTTCGCCGCCTGCTCGTTCAGCGGGCGCCCCGCGCGATTGGTGTACATCGTCTCGCCAGTCCTGGATCCCTTGTGATCCCTCGCCTGCGGCGATGCCCAGCCCGACAACACGGCCGCGTGATTTAGTGTGATGTGCGGCGTTGCGAACTCGTGCGAGGGCGCCCGAGCCGCATCCGTCCTCGTTGGCGTCGGCCAGCCGGACAACTGTGCAGTCGTCCGCAAGTCTAGGCCCCCGTCCCCATGCAGGCCCGCTCCGTTCGTGTCGCTCGTCCTGGCCGTAGGCCACCCAGAAAGATCGTTGTCGGATGTGCGGCGCACCGAAGCCCGCAGCGCACAGATCGGCAGCTGCGAAGGCCCTGCCCGATCCTTCCACGTCAGCTGATACAAGGTCGAGCCGCGCGAGGCCGTCTTTGCTCGCAACCTGCTCTCCAATGACGATTGGAGGATTGCACTGCTGGATGAGGTCGAAGAACGCAGGCCATAGATGCCGCTCGTCATCAAACCCAGCGCCTTTGCCAGCCGCGGAGAAAGGCTGGCACGGGCAACTTCCCGTCCATATCGCTCGGTTATCCGACCATCCGGCCAGACGCAGAGCATGGCTCCAGACGCCAATTCCCGCAAAGAAATGGCACTGAACATATCCGGCCAGATCGTCGGGGCAGACATCTTCGATAGAGCGTTCATCTACGTCTCCGGGGGCGATATGCCCCGCCTTGATCAGTTCGCGCAGCCATGCGGCGGCAAACGGGTCGTGCTCGTTGTAATAGGCGCGAGAAGGCGACGCCTTGCGGGTCATGCGATTTCAGCAATCTCGACCGACACGACGCGGACGACGGGGCCTGCGGTCAGGTCGGCGTTCCGGCTGATTAGGTCGCGGCCAATCTTGCGACGCTCACCAACAGCAAACACCTCGGCAGTCGCCGCGCTGCGGGTGTCATGCGTCCGCGTCGCGCCATCGGCATAGGTCGTCGTCACGCGATGCGTGAGGGGTGCGGTGCGGGCGGCAGCGAGGCGGTCGAGGGCGGTGAACATGTCGTCTACTCCGGATGCCATAATCATCGTGGCGTTGACTTTTATCTACGCGGCTTTAAGGAGGGGTGCAAGGAGAAAAATCACCGTGACGATGATTGCTTGCAAAGCCGCTGAACCGCCGGTAGCGGCGCTCGCTGTGGACAACGAACCTCTCCAAGTCCGGGCCAAGCGCGCGGGGCTCCAGCAGAAGCGGCTGGCTGCATTGCTGGGGGTATCCGAAAACACGGTGTCCCTGCAGCTGCGCGGGAAGTGGGAGAGCGGCACCCCTCGGTACGTCACGGCAACGATCATCGCGTGGGAGATCATGAGCCATGCCGACCGCATGCGGTGGTTGGAGGAGACCGAGGCGCTGGCAGCCGACCTCAAGCGCCGGAGCGGATGATCACTCTGCGTCGGCATCATCTTTGACCTCGGCGAGCGCGCCGACCAGCGTGGTGATATGCTCGCGGCGGCGGGCGGCAATGCGCAGCGCCTTCTCTTGGCTGGCCTTGTTGTAGATCCCGGTGACGTTGAGCGTCTTGTGACCGCTGACGGCGCGGACATCGACCTCGCCGCTATCGCCTAGCTCGGTGATGCCGCCATGCCGGAAGCTAGTGAACTTCAGGTCGTCCGGCAGTCCCGCCTTCTTGCGAATGCGCCGGTGCAGCTTGTTCATGTAATCCTTGGTGTAGGCAGCCCCGGTGCGCTCATCGCGCACGATCAGGTCATCGTCGGCGCCGCGCGTGAGTCCTCCGATCGCCGCCTCGAGTTCGGGATAGAGCACGACGACCTCGCCATCGAGGCGATCGACGATCGGGATGTCGACGACGTTGCCGGTTTTCGACTGGATCAGGCCGATGCTCTCGCCCGGCTTGTACCCGCCCCAGCGGACGCCGCGCACGTAGCCGTCCGGATCCTCGAACCCGAAGGCATCGTAGACCCGCTGGCATCCCTCAAACAGGATTGCGGCGGCGGCGGCCATGCTGTGCTTGCCCATCTCGGCGGCGGCGAGCTTGTACGCCTCGTATTCGGCACGCGTGGACGCTCGGTTGCCCCGCCCTGCCCCGCTGCTGCTCTTGATCCCCATTCCTGAGAACGGGTTGTCCTTGACCCCGGTGGCCTTGTGGTGCCGCGCAGCCTGATTCCAGACGAGGCGGCAGACCTGCATCATGTAGGAGCCCTGGCGCTCCCCGTGCTTGTCCTTCGCCTTCTTGTAGAGGGCGTCGGAGGCGGTCGCGTCGATCAGCTTGGCCTGGCGGGTGCCGAAGCGGCCGACCTTCATCTCGATCGCGACGACCATGTCCATCGCCAGCTTGTAGCCGGTGCGCGTGACGTGCCGCAGCTCGGTGAACTTCTCGGTCCCGCGGTACCAGTCGAACAGCCACTGCACGGATCCCGGGACGAGCTTCGACTGGCTACCGTCGCGCCACTCCTTGAAGGCCGCGTTGATCGCATTTGCCTTCGTGATCGCCGTGGCGACGTCAGTGCCCAGCGGGGTCGACTGCACCGGGCACGGCTGTCCGTGACGCAGCGCCGGCGGCTTCGCCCACTGCGGGCGCACCCAGAAGTACCCGGTGACCTTGCCCGCAAGCTTGTGCTTCTGGACATAGGACGGGAGGCGGACATCAGCCAAAGTCGAGATCCTCTTCGACGGTCGACGTGAACATCTCGGTCAGCGCCGAATCGAGATCTGAGCGCAGCGCGAGCATTGCGCCCCGCGGCCCGCGCGCGCGGAAGTTCACCCGGCCGCCCCGCTCCCACGCGCGCAGCTGGGCCTCTGCGACGCCGGTGTATGCCAGAGCCAGGTCCCGAGACATCGCGGCGGGCCAGTCCGGATATTGTGCGATCGCGACCGCGCTCATCGGTTCTGTCCTTCCTGATCTGTGAGGTGGGCGGGCACGCATTCCCAGAAGTAGCGAACAGGGAAAGCGTCTTCGTCGCGGGCACGCATGAACTCTCGGCCGGTCACGCACCGGCGGCCGAGTGCGTCAACACAGATCGCCGACACCTCCACACCGCTGAGCGTCGACGTTCCGCAGAGGCGCGTGCTTGCGAAATTGACCCAGTCGTCGAACGATACGAACTCGCCTTTCCACAGCGGCACGAGGTCGCAGGGTGTCGCCGGGCGCGGCCAGCTGGTCCGATATTGCAGGGATCCGCTATTCCCCTTGCTGCGCGATGCGGAGGTCATGCGGGCAGATCCTCTTCCTCGGTTTCGGTGACGCGGCATTCCACCAGCCTGCCGCCACTGGCGCGCATATGGAGGTGAGTTGCCCGCTTGATCCGTGGCGTTCCTCGCGGTGCGCCGTTTGAGAATATCGCTACCACGAACAGCAGCACGATCACCGACAAGCAGGCCCAATCGAACCAGGTCATGCGTCGCCCCCGTCGCTTGCAAGGTCAGAGGCAGCGACAAGTTCAAACCGCCCGTCCCGGAACTCGGCTTCACCACGCGCCCAAAGCTTGCCGTCTTCGCCACGGTAGACGATCATGGTCACGCCGTCGGCAAGCGCGATGTTATTGACCTGCAATTCCGCTCGGCCGACCACTTCGTAGACCGTGCCGCGCTTGACGTGCCGATAACGCTCGGCCTTCCCTTCCTGCGACAAGAGGCGGATGGCGGCGGCGATGTCCTGGCACGCATCCTCGACACGACGCCATGCCTCGTTCGTGTCGATAACCAGCGGCTGCGGGTGCAACTTGCACCGCTCGGCAATGCTCGCGACGTTATCCGCGACCTTCGCGCTATCCCGTACCCCATCCGCATAGGACCGCGCTGGGGGTGTGGTGCGGGAGGCGCGGTAGCGCTCGGCAACCGTTTCCCATTCCTCATCGCCGGTGCGAAGCCCGTATTGCCAGAACGTTTCTTCCGGCTCGGGCGCGTCATCCGTATTGATCGGTGAGACGCCCTGACCGGCCGACCAGAAAAAGAACCGCAGCGCCTGATAGATGAGTTCGTCATCTGGCAGCGCCACCCCTTCGACAGCCCCGCTCATGATGCCTGGACCTGTGCGCGGGCGAGGGCTTTGGCAGCGACGCTTTCGATCATGCCAAGCGCGGTCCGCATGTCATCGCGAGACTTCACTTGCTGGCGAGCCGTGTTCAGAATGACCCGCAAGTCCTCCGATAGGGTGGGAGGCGTCGGGGTGGCGGCGAGGGAATTAACTGCGCTGACGATCATCGCCGCAGTCTGCTCAGCCAAGTCGTAGCTGACTTCCTCGCCTGCCTGCTGGACCGACCAGTTGATTGAAATCCTACCGTGCGGCGTCAGGATCACGGACGGCGTTCGTGGGTTAACGCTCCACTCCCCCTCCTGCGACGTTGCGGGCTGGGTAGCGAGGGCGGCGTTGTCGTTGATGACGTGCTCGCCAGCTTCGATGTTGTCAGCCACGCGCTTGAGGGCAAGCGAACCACCACCGAAAGCGGCGCGGGCGGTTGAGCCCTTCGGCTTCTCGTTGCCGATGTCAGCCCCACGATCGGACTGGCGGCGGATATACGAAACGATTGCGGCCCGTTCCTCCCCCTCCTGCGACGTTGCGGGCTGGGTAGCGAGGGCGGCGGCAACTGCGCGAGCCGCGACCGAATAAGGAACATCGCCGACCGCCGTGTCGCAGTCCTCATGCATCCCGGCGCGGATCAACAGCGTTCGCACCTCTCCCGCCTGATTGGTCGCGGGTACAGGTTCGGGGGACTCCGACAGCATCGCATCCCATAGGCGACGGGCCTCAGTCCCGCACGCATACGCGGCCGTGTCGCCATCCTCCTCGACCGATATGTCGATCTGACGGGCAGCGATTAGCATCGCCTCGGTCGGCACGCGCGGCACCAGCACAAAATCTGCACTCGCGGATGATACAGAGGCGAGGCGGGAGAGCGCCGGGGCGACGTGGTGTTCGATCAGGTCGCGAATTTCGTCATATTCGCCGAGGCTGGCGTTCGCGTCGATCGACTTGTCGCCATACACGAGCAGGCCCATGCCATCGCCCTCGCGGCCGGATCGTTCGCCGACCCACAGCATCTTACCATCGCCAAGGCCAACGGTGATCCCGACATCGGGGCCGCCATCTTCCTCGGATGAGTGCCACACGACGTAGCCGGGCTGCGTCATCGTCTCCTGCGCAACCTTCACCGCTTGCTGGTCTGTCGTATCGATAGGCTTATCGGCCACGGGCATATCCCTTCTTCGGTTCACGGCAGGGAGCGCAGCGGCCCATGACGAGGCGCGGGCTATGGTCACCGCACTCGTCACATTCGCCCGGGACCCCGATTGCGATCGGTGCGCGCGCGGCGCGGATGCTGCGGTCGAGCGCGGCCTGGGCCACGTCGTTCGCCATGTCGGCTACATCAGCCACGGTGGGCCACCAGATTGGTTGGCTGGGCGTCGGCCTCGACAGCGCGCAGCGGAGGGAGTGACGTCCGGAGGGGACGGACCGAGGCAGTCGGGGAGAGGGGCACGAAGGCGCGATCGGGATTACCGAGGAAAGCGGTCATGATCTGGGGCCAGCGGCGATAGACGTCCTCAACGAAGATCACGGCCGCGATGATGGCGATGGCCAAGAGGCTCATCCAGCCGGCACCGTGCATGATGTTGGTCCAGTTCACGGGCGATCTCCAAGGGTGAGGATGGCGATCATCAGGTCGATCAGGATCTCTGCGGAGACGACGCCCATCAGATCGGGGATTGGGGGAAGCGGCGCGCGCAGAGCTGCGCCAGCGGGGTCGAGGTAGCTCACGACGTGATCCTGCGGCGCGAGCGGCGTGGGCTGGTCCAGCCGTCGCCCTCGACAAGCTTCTCGGCACCGCTGGGGGCGATGACGCGGACTCGGCCATCGGCGCGGCGCGACAGGACTGGGCACTCGAACTGGTAAACCCCGGGAAGCCCGGTGCCGTTGCATATCTCGTGGTCGCCCGCGTTGCGCTGCACCGTCATGGCTTCTGCGGTCAGGATATCCATGCCGCGGCTGATCAGCGCCTCGTTCTGCTGCTCGGTGAACCGCGCGCCTCCGGTGATGCTATGATCGCCGAACCCGGTCTTCACCGCGCCGCGGATCGCGCCATACCAAGCGCTCGGCGTCTTCGACGGGGTGACGAGGATCCGCGCCGGCTGGCGGCCGAGTATCTCGCCCATGGGGCGCGGGCTTGGGGCATAGGTCATGCGCTGGCTCTCAGATATTCGACGGCGTTGACGCTGGCGTCAGCCATCTGGCGCGATCGCCGGGCGTGGAGCTCGGCCTCGTATTGATGGGCTTCATCGGCCTGAGCGCGCCGGGCCAGCTGATCAGCTGCCGCTTCGACCGCGCGCTCGAGCTGCTCCATGGTCGGGCGCCTGCCCTGCTTGATCCGCAGCCGCTCGTGCTCCTCGATGATGAGGCGCAGACCGAACGGCTTGACGTTGAGACGCGAGGCGCGCGTGGCGATCGTGTCGCGGATGGCTCCGGCGTGCGCGACCGCATGCGGCACCAGATGCGAGGCATTATCGGCGCGATGCGCGAGGTGAATCCGCTCTTCGGCCAAGGCAAGCCGATGACAGGCCGCAGCCATATCCGTGATCGTCTGGGCGAGATCGGGATCGTGCGAGGCGATCGTGCGGCCGGTCATCGCGGCGCGCCTTCGACATGAGCCCAGCGCGCCTTGTGCGGCGACTGTGCGCCATACGCGCGGCCCGCCTCGGCGTGATTGACCTTGTACTTCGCCTGCCACGTCTCGAGGCCGATCGAGTCCTTCTCGACATGCGCGGCAGTGCAGAGCGGGACGGCAGTGAAATCGTGCGACTTGAGCGCCATTCCTTTCGAGCCGTCGGCATCGGAATGCGATGCTTCCATACGGCCGGAACAGACATGCCCCGCCTTGCCCTCAAGCAGGCAGCGGCGCTTGCGCAGCCATGACAGATGAGTCGGAAAGCGGCGGTCAGCGTCTGCCTTGCCGCTGTTGCGGTGGCGCGGGCGGGTGTCGACGCGCATCATGCCGGCAGTCCCGGAGCGGTGCGGTCGAACATGTCCTCGCCGTTCACGCGGCGAGTCTCGAGACCGCAAAACCGGCAGGCGAACACCTGCTTCACCTCGTCCCGATGCATCCGCATCATGGTCGAGCAACCACCGCAGTACGGCAGATAGCCCGGCTCGCGGACAGACGCGCCCTTCATGCTCCGGTTGCCTTTGCGATAGCGGCGTCCAGCTTCGCGACACCAATGTGCTCGCCGACATTCTCGTGATCATAGAGACCACCACTGTGCGCGATGACCGCCACACGAAGCTGCATGCGAGCGCTGATGCAGGCGTCGAGCAGATCGGGCGCGGCGGCGATCAACTCGGCGTTAGCCTCAAGCTCTTTGCCAGAGCGCCAGAGCCCGCCGAACGGATCAGTGACCCCGCCAGCTTGCGCATCGCCGATGCCGATGATCTTGCCCTTGTTCGCGCCATCCTTGACGCGAAAGACCTTCCAAGGCCCCGGGGTGTGTGCTGCCTTCGCGACGGTCATGCGACCACCCGGCAAGCTACGATGTCAGACTTGGCCCCCTGATGCTTCCAGCAGTCGCTGTAGACATGCGCTGGAACGCCCATGGCGGGGTTCGCCAGCTCCGCTGTGCGGCGGTCGGCATCATAGCGGAACTGCACCTGGACACGTGCGCAATCCGAGACAGGGCACCCTGCCCCATCGCACTCGATCCAATCTGTGGAAGCCTGCTCGGCCACGATCGTCTCCCAACAAGCCGGGATGGCCTGCTGGGATCAATCTGTAGGATTTCCCCTACTGCGTCAATCAGAAAGTAGGGCGCGCCCTATTTAATCGTCAGGATATATCTCATCAGGCCAGAACCCATCCGCGCCTGCCGCAGGTTTCGAAGTAGTAAACGGCGGAAGAACCGGGTCTTCGCCGTCAAATGCCACCCGGAGCCATCCGACTTTTGCCTCTAGCGCTTGAAAGATTGCACGAGCCTCGTGCCCCTGCCGCCACAGCGTTCCGATAAAGACAGCGCGCTCTGACGCTAGATAGCCGAGCTGGATGCCGCGGCAGGAAAATACCGCGACTGCATGTTCGTCAAATTGGTTGTTTGGTTCGGGCCTGAGCTCGACCGGCTCGCCGGGGTGACATATCTCAAGCTCAAAGCGGCGTGCGGGGCCGCGCTTGTTTGGATAGTCGATGCCTACGATCGCGAGAGATTGGTGGCGCACTATGCAGCCAATATCTCTACCGCGTTAGAGATGTGCAGCCGCTCAATACGGCCGTCGCGGAACGTCTTCTTAGCGTCAATTACCAGGCGGGCTCGAACGGTCGCAGCCTCAGTGTAGAGGTTAGGCGAATTGTCAAACGCCGGATCGGTTACATTAGCGGTCATAAAGCCCTCGCCATCTAATCGAGCAATCTTGAGAGTCCGGTTGTGGTGTTGGTAGCCGTCGACCTGGACCACAATACGCTCTTGGTCGCCAACGGTAGCTCCACCGCCCTCTCGAATTACGTCGGCCATCGCGGCGTCGATCAAGTTCCCGTCGCCGGTAGCATCGCCGATCTGAAGTTGATCAACAGAGCGTCCAATCGGCGCTACGGCTTGTTTGGAAGCGTAGCCGGACCGTTCCGCTACGGAACGTGCTAGGTGGCCTACCGTTTCGCGCATCGTATCATGCCAGCGCTGGTCAGCGCGGTCCCTTGCCGCCTCTGTAATACGGAGAATTTCGAGCATGTTCTCTTTGTGTACCTCAGCCTCAGCTGGTCGTCCACCACGCACTTTCAGCACATAGGCCGCAAACTCCATGGCGCTTTTCGCCCGTCCAGATGCTACGAAATCCCATAATAACGGCAGCTGGCCGATCATTGGCGCGAGCCCGCCCAGAATCTCGACTGATCCAGCGCGCGGAGCCTGTATCTCTAAGGCGATTGGCGGTCGTTCTCGCCGGATTGGCAATCTCTGCTCACTTAGGATCAGGATACCATCGGCCATGATACGATCCAGCCCGATCAACGATGCCCCGAGATGACGCATTTCTATGGCATTACGCGACGCATCTCTGCCCCTGTAAACAAACCGAAAAGCTTGCTCTGGATCGGGGCTACTCAAAGGTCCCTCGCGAACCGGATAACGCGTCCCCAGATGACAACCTCATTAGCGTCCACCTCGTAGGAATCGATCGTCTTGTTATCGGAGATCACGAGAATCCGAGCCCCGCCAGCGATGGGCCTGAGTCGCTTGATCGCCGCGCCCCCGTTGATCGAAGCAGCATAAATCCTGTCCGCATGAACGAGCTGGTTCTGCGTAGTGTCGATCCACACCAAATCGTTTGAGACCAATGTAGGAAACATACTGTCTCCCACGCCCATCGCGATACGCAGGCGATGCATCGGTGTCCGAGTGAACGACTGAATATATGCCAGATCGAACCGTAGGGGCTCGTGTTCGACGTAGTCCTCAACGGTAGCGCCAGGCCCCATCGGCAAGGAAAGATCCAAACGAATGATATCGGCGGTCTCGCCGGCGTCAGCGGACCGCACGACAGGCTGATCTGCTATCTGCACGGGAGCTCTTCCCAAGCCTTCGGAGGGTTTAACCTCGTCTCGCGGATGCACTAAATCGACCAAATAATCAGTCTCGTACCGCAGCACCTTTTCAATAGCGCGGAGTGTCTTGGGGCCGGGCTTCTTGGTCTTGCCTCGCTCGATGTCCCACAGTGGCTTGCCCGTCGTTTCCAGCGCTTTCTGCAGCAGGCCATCATAGTGATCGCGCGTGCTTCCCGAGCGCGCAATCGCGTCGGCAAGCTCAATCTGCAAAGGCGTACGGTCGGGCGTAGACATGTAGGGTTCCTCCCACATGGCCGCAGCATCGAAAAGACTAGGTTTTTCCCTACCTTTATTGCTTGACCGTAGGGCGCGCCCTACTGTACGTTGCTGAATATGCAAAAGGACGCCCCCTCGCTGCTCGACGCCATCGACGAGTTTGTCTCGTTGCATGGCATGTCGCCGATCACATTCGGCAGGCTTGCGATGAAGGACCCACACTTTGTCCGCGACATACGCGGCGGACGCCGGGTTTGGCCTGAGACCGACGCGAAGATCCGCGCTTTCATGGCGAACCACTCGCCGGCTGCAGAGCAGCAGAAGGCGGCATAAGTGATGCTTACCCTCCCCTCCATGGAGCCGTCCCGCGTCGCTGGCGCCGCGACCGCAATCATCGCGATCGGCGCGCAGCGGTTCGGTTTCCATGCCGCATCGGATCCTTCGTACATCGAGGCACCGGTCCTCGACGTCACGCATTGCACGGCCTGCGGTAGCCGAGCCTCAAATGAGGTTCGGGCCTGCCAAGCGCCGGTCTGCCCCTCAAGAGATCGGAAAGCTGCATGAACATCATCATGATCTGCATCGCGTGTGTTGCGTGCTTCCTGCTGGGCCATGCCCATGCGGTCTGGCAGCGTCACCGTTTCATCCAGTCGCTGATGTCGGGCAGGGACGCGGCGGCATACGGCAGGGTCGTTCTCGACGCCGAAGGGAACGCCCTGTGACGGACTACTGGTCCATCGTCGCAATGACGATCCTCATCACGGTCGGCTCGGCTGTGCTGCTGTGGGGCATCGACCTCTGCTGCCGTCACGAGGTTGCGATGCTCGAGCAGCAACGCGTGCGCAACGGCAAGGCGAACGGCCTTCGGGGCGGTGATCAGGGTCTCAGTTTCCATGAACCGGAGAATGGTCGATGACCGTCGATAATTCCGCCCAAACTGGGCCTATCGTGTCGGACGAACGTATCAGGGACACGCTGCGCCGGCAGATCGAGCGCGCGTACAACGTCGACCGCTCCTTCAGTCGCGCCACGCTCTCGAGTGAGAGCGGCGTCTCGGTCCACACGCTCGACCAGATCATGTCGCGCAACCCCGAGAAGAAGCGGCGTGTGACGATGGAAGATGCATTCTCGATCGCGCAGCTGCTCGGCGACCGCGCCGTCAGCGCTCTGCTCGCGACGATCGGATACACCGCCCGCCGCATGGACGAGCCGGACGCACTGCAGCCGATGCTGATCGCTGCGACCGCGATGGCCCACCTTTCGACGATCGCGACTGCTGCGGCCGACGGACGGATCGATCACACCGAACAACCCGGGTGCCAGGAAGCGGCCGACATGATCATTGCGACGGTGTTGCCGATGTCGTCGGCTGGCCGTCAGGGCGCCTGAAGCCAACGAATAACACGCGGAAAACCCCGCAACGGAGATGACTATGGACGCGCTCAATAGCGCAGTGCCGGTTGAGCCCGGTTCTGCGGACAGTTCTTTGCGGCCAGTGGTCGGGAATGCCGCACGCAATTTTCGGTCGACCGATTACGCGCGCGCCGCGGATGACTGGTACGTCGAACCGCGTTGGTGCGTCGAGCAACTCGCCGACGCTATCGACTTCGAGGAACGCACAGTCATCTGGGATCCGTGCTGCGGCGGGGGCACGATCGTCGATGCGTTTCAAGGGAAGGGCTATGTCGCCGCAGGAAGCGACATCGTTGACCGTGGCTGCAGCCGCTTTCTCGGCACGCATGACGCGCTGAGCGAATCCTACCCCGTCGAACTCATGGCGTTCAGCGAAGTGTCGGCCGTCACCAATCCGCCGTTCAAGATCGCCGAGCAGATCGTGCGGCATCTGCTGGCAAAACCATTGCGCCGGATCGCCGTCCTGCAGCAGCTTTCGTTTCTGGCAAGCGCGGCGCGGTTCCGCCTCTTCAGCGAGTTTCCGCCGAGCGACATCCTGATCTTGTCGAAGCGCCCCAGCATGCCCCCGGGGGTGATGATCGCTGAGCTTGGCGATAAGGCTTTCCGGAGCGGCACGACAGACTTCTGCTGGATCGTTTGGACCCGACCGCACGATCGCGAGACGCGCGTGCGTTGGCTGCCTCCGGTGATCGCGGCATAATGACCAAGGCGCGCCGCACAGCTGCCCAGTCCCGCGACGTCGTCTACGATGCGCTGCTGTGCGCCGCGCGCGCCGGGGCTCGCTGTCCGACGAACCTGGCGTTGGCGGCTCTGCTTGGGGTGCGGTCCTCCTCGATCCCTCAGAAGGCACTGGTCGACCTCGTCGCGGCGGATAAGATCGTGGTCACCACCACGCCGTTTTCGCGTGAGATCTTCATCCCTGAGCTGGGTGCGACAATCCGGGCGAGCAAAGCTCCGGATGGCTCCAAGAGGGAGACGGACCGCGCCGAGGCAATCGCCCGGGCCGAGCGCCGTGAGCCCCTGCCTCCGGTGCTCGATCGCACCCCCTGTTTCCGCTGCGGGATCCGCGCCGACATCGGCTGCGATCATCAGTCCGCATCGGCCCCCTACATCATTCACCTGGAGTTCGCGGCATGACGCGCACCTGTAAAGACTGCCCGACCGAGCTCGGGGCAAGGAATCTGACCGGGCGCTGCAAGTCCTGCGCGACCCGCCACAACAATGCCGACCCGGTCGCAGCCGAGAAGCGCCGCCAGGGGATCGCCCGGCGGTTCGCGGATCCGGATTATCGTGCCGCGCATGCCGCGCGCTGCGCCAACATGAATCGGCACATCAGCCCTGAGGTGCGGGAACAGCGCCGCCAGCACGGCCACCGGATGACCGCGACGTTGCGCGCGGCGAACGACAAGATCACGAAGGAACAGCGGATGGCGGCGGGCGCGGCGCGATCGGAGACGGTGCTCGCATGGTGCCCGCCTGAGTGGCGCGAGAAGTACCGTGACCTGAAACGTCGCGGCCGCCGCGCCGCGGACGCTAAACGGCTCGTGCTCGACCTGATCGCTGGGAAGCCGATGCCGACGCCGTATGCCAAGCAGCGCGCCGCGCTCAACTGGTGCCCGCCCGCCCGCCGCGCTGAGTACGCCAGCGCGCGGGCCGCTCTGGGTGCCGCCGAGGCCCGCCGCATCATTGAGGCAGACATGACGCCGTTCGAGCGCCAGATGGCCCGCATCGCTGCCGGCGCACAGCTCGTCGCCGCTCCTGACACCCGCACCGGCGGCCCGGCTTATACGCTCGGCGGCATCTCGTCGGGGATGCTCTGACATGCAGACCGCAGCCCTTAACCGAACCGCTAAACCGGCTCACCTTTCCACAGTCGACGACCTGGACGCGGCGATGCGCGCGCGGGGCAATGCGCGGCGTGCGCAGGAAGCGGCCGACGCGGCCAAGCGGTTGGAAACTAAGCGAGCCGCAAAAGCGGCTCACACGTCGCACTTGTTGTCGGTGCCGCGGATGGCCGGGCTGATGAAGGCTGGCGTCCTGCTCGGCAGCGCCGCGGCGCTCGCGGAGGCGATGAATATCGAACCGCGCAGCCTGCGAGCGAAGACCGGCGCCGAGCGCGGGATCTCGTGTGACGATCTCCTTGCGGCGGCAGACGCGCTCGACGCGCGCGCCGCCCTGATCATCGAGCATGCCGCCAAGCTGCGCGCCGAGGCCAACGCGTAATGGACGGCACCGACACCCTCTTCGCCGTCTTCGCGGTGCTGTGTGCAATCTTGCAGCTGATCCGGGTTGCCAACGGCGTGCAGTCGATCGCCGCCGAGCTTCGCGTCCTGCGCGCCATTGCAGAGCAGAACCGCCGGTGAGCGTCATCGCGACAGCCGTGAAGCACTTGCTCGCCGCTGGCGTGACCGGCGACGCGCTCGTTGCCGCGATCGCAGATATGGAAGCGAATGCGCCGGCGCCTGTCGTCGTCGAGGCTGGCCCATCGAAGGCTGCGCTGCGCCAGCGGCGCTACGCAGAGCGTCAGAAAGCGTCAGCAACCGTCATTTCTGACGTTTCTGACGCTTCGGTGACGGAAAGCGTCAGCGAACCCGCCCCCTCTCCCCCTCCCCTTCTTCCTCCCCAGACCCCTCCAATAACCCCACCCCCGCTCCCCCACCCGGAAGGGTTCAACGCGAGCACACGTAAGGCTCGGGCTTCGGCTTGGCCCTGCCCTGACGGCGTTGATCCGCAGCACTGGGCTGACGTTCTGGCGAACCGGAAGTCGAAGCGGTTGGCAAACACCTCGACCGCCTTCGCTGGCATCCTCCGCGACATCGAGAAATTCTCGGACGAGGAGTGGCCGCCTGGCCGGATCGTTCAGCACGCCGCCGAGCGCGGCTGGGGCGCAATCTTCGATCCACGACCACAGAACGGAAACCGCAATGGCAAACGACCTGATCACCAACGGCGCAGCGGCAACGGGTTCCTTGATGCCGTCATTGACGCCGAGCGTGATGACCGTGCTCGCCCGAGCATTTGAGAACGGCGCGGTGTTCAGCGCTCGCGAGATCGAACTGATCGAGCCCGTCGCTCGCGCCGTCGCCATCCCCAAGCCTGCCGACGAACGGTTCGTTCGCCAGTCGCTGGGCGGCCTGTCTGCGGCGCTCCCCAGCCAAGCGACCGACGAGATGGGCGGCAAGCTCAAGTTCCGGACCTACATGACCATGCTCGACGGGTATGACGAGCGGGCGCTAGCCTATGCCTGCCGCCGCTGCCTCGACGAGCTCGACTGGTTTCCGACGGTGCATCAGCTGAAAGAGCGCATGTCGAAGTGGGTGAGCCCAGAGGATTCGGCCATCCGCCGGGCGCGCGCGATCATGCGCACCGGCCGCCGCGAAGCGACCGCGGACGCGCCCCCAATCACGGCCGAGCAGATTCGCGCAATGAAGCCTGACCTGCGGGGCATGGGCCTCGCCGCTGGCTTCATCACCCAGGATCAGATCGATGATGCGCTCGCCGAGATCGAGCAGCCTCCCGAGCAGATGGCAGCATGACACATACCAATAAGAGCGAGGGTTGAGACGATGGGGCGGGGAAACGGATGGTGCATCCTGCGAACGGGATCAGCGGCGACGCTCAGGCTGGCAGCCACGCTGACAGAGGCAGGGATCGAAGCGTGGACCCCGCGGCGCACTGTGAAACGTGATGCTCCTGGCAAGCGCCGTCGCCTTGCCATGGGGCAGCGCCGGCTGTTGATAGAGGTCGATCTGGCGATCCTGCCTGGGTTCGTGTTCGCCCGCGCCGACAGGTTGCTCGACATCATCCGCGCTGGCGCCCTGACCTATGGCCCGCATCCTCGCTTCACCCTGCTGCAGGTCGGTGACCGGGTGCCGGTCGTGGCAGAGGATCAGGTCGCTGGCCTGCGGAAGGCCGAGGCTGAGGCTGTCGAGGCAATCGAGGGTGAGCGTCAAGCTGAGCAGCGCGCAGACGAGCGCCGCGCGCGGGCCGAGCGGCTGGGTACCGAGCGCGCCCGGCGCAAGGCGCTGCGCCAAGAGCGCCGCCAGTTCGAGCAAGGAGAGCAGGTGACGGTCGATGATATGCCAGCTCTCGCGGGCATGGTCGGCACGGTCATTGAGGGCCGCGGCACCTCAGCACGGATCCACTTTGGCGGTGTCCTGACCATGGAAGTAGAGGCTTGGCGAGTGCGCCCGTCTGATGTACAGAGCGGGAACACCCTCACGAGGGACGCTGCTTGAGCAGCTACGGGACAGACGAAGTGGAGCAACAGGCTCTTCCGCATCCTTATTCGACCACTCCTCGCGGGTGGTCGTAAGTATGTCTGCATATCCGGAGATGATGATGGCTGCACCGCTTATGCGGCTCACCACGGCCGATCACGTCGAGGCGATCGGCATGCGCGTGCTGAGGATCGCTGAAGAGATGGCGAGCGGATCGCGTCACCAGGGCCGCAGCGAGCGCCTGATCGAGCAGGCCGAGCAAGCAGCGATCGACCTACGCGCCGCTGTCCGCGGTCGCTAACTCACTTCCAGGAGAGCTTCTATGAGCACCTTGCAACAGGGTGATGACGCTGCTGCGGCTGTTGCCGTCGCACCCCGCGTCACGCTGGCCTCGATCGAGGCGAAGATCGCTCGGGAGGAATACGCCGTGTTCGGCGATGTTCTGACCGTGTGCGTGCTTCACACCGTCAACGGCTTTACGGTCACCGGTGAGAGCGCATGCGCCTCGCCTGAGAACTTCAATGCCGAGCTGGGTCAGAAGTTCGCCCGCGAGCGTGCGATCGCCAAGCTCTGGGGCTTCGAGGGCTACCTACTGCGCGAGCAGCTGCACGCCGCAGCCACCGTTTAAGGCCAAGGAGTTGGGCAAGCTCAAGGCCTTGCCGAACCGTCTCACCTCCCTGCGGCCAGGGCTTGGTTCGTTGCCGCCTGTCGAGCGCACCCGCGACGAGGACCGCATGCTGCACGCGCCTTGGCGCAAGCTCTACAAGACGGCGCGCTGGCGGGCTTTGCGCATGGTCATCCTGACCCGCGACATGTTCACCTGCCAGTGGCCCGGGTGCGGCTTTATGACTGCCGACACGTCGCAGCTTGTCGTCGACCACAAGCGGCAGCATCACGGCGATGAGGTCCTCTTCTGGGACGAGCGCAACCTGCAGTGCCTGTGCGCTCCCTGCCACAACAGCCGCAAGCAGCGCGCTGAGCGCGCCCAACGACACTGACCACGCCGCCCCACCCCCGGGGGGGAGGGTCAGACCATCGGCAGGGCGCGCCCTGCTGGACCCCATAGGCTCTCACGCGGAGAAAAAATCCCGCTGGAGTGTCTTGGGGTGCGAACTTTGAGCCGAGGAGCTCCGCAATGGCAGCTCGCAAAACTACTGCGGACTGGTCGCGCATCGAGCTCGAATACTTGGCCGGCGATGATTCCATTCGTGAAATAGCTGATCGGCACGAGATATCCGATACGGCTATTCGGAAGCGAGCGAAGGCCGAAAAGTGGGTTCGCGAGCCCCGCAAGGTTCGCACTGCGAACCGGTGCGAACCTGAGCGCTCCCCGCCCCCTCCGGCGCCAGTCGAAGCCGACGAACCGGTCGAGGCTGGCAAGATCGCCGACGGCGGCCGGGGTCTTGTCTGGCGGATGCTCGATGAGCTCGACGTGATCACCAGCCGGCGCGGCGAACTCGAGGACATGATCATCGAGGCGACCGACGGTGATGATGACGAGGACCGGCGCGCGACGATGATGCGCGCCGTCAGCCTCACAAACAGGGCCAACACCATGAAGACGCTGGCCCTGGCATTGAAGACCCTCAACGAAGCGTCCGCGCCGCAAGGAAAGAAGGCCGCGGCGCAGGATCGGGCGAACGCCGTCGGCGGCGGGCGCCGGTTCGGCGCGATGGGGCCGCCAACGCTGAAAGCCGTGAGCTAGGGTGCCGACCTGGTCGACGGCGCTGCCGGACTGGAAGGCCCGGATCCGAGCACGCGGCACCCTGATCCCGTTCTCGCCGCTGTTCCCGGCTTCGGCCGAAGCCAAGATGGAGGTCTTCTCCTCGCTGAGCATTGCCGACCTCGGCATAAACCCGGCGACGGGGCGCACCTGGACGATCGGCGAGAGCGCGGACACCTGGCTGCTGGACTTCGCCGCGGCGATCTTCGGAGCCTATAATTCAGATACGGGGCAGCAGATGGTCCGCGAAGGCCTGCTGCTCGTCTCGAAGAAGAACACCAAGTCGACGATCGCCGCGGGCATCATGCTGACCGAGCTGATCTGCGGCTGGCGACCGTCCGACGAGAACCTGATCCTCGCGCCGACCATCGAGGTGGCCGGCAACAGCTTCAAGCCAGCTTGTGACATGATCCGCGCCGATGAGGAGCTCGGCGATCTCCTACATATCCAGGAGCATATCAGGCTGATCACCAACCGCGTCACGAAGGCGACGCTCAAGGTGGTGGCGGCGGACAGCGCGACGGTGTCGGGCAAGAAGGCCAGCCGGGTGCTGGTCGACGAGCTCTGGCTCTTCGGCAAGAAGGCAACGGCGGACGCCATGTTTCGCGAGGCCTCGGGCGGCCAGGTGTCGCGGCCGGAGGGATACACTCTCTACCTGACGACGCAGTCCGACGAACCGCCCGCTGGCGTGTTCAAAGAGAAGTTGGCCTATGCCCGCGACGTCCGCGACGGCGTGGTCGACGACCCCGAGTTTCTGCCGGTGCTCTACGAGTTCCCGGAGGATATGATCGCCGCGGACGAGCACCTCGACCCGGCGAACTTCTACATCACCAACCCCAACATCGGGAAGTCGGTCAGCCAGCAATGGCTCGAAAGCCAGTTTCGCAAGGTCGCCAACGCTGAGGACGGCACCAAGCAGGTCTTCTACGCCAAGCACCTGAACGTCGAGATCGGCGTCGGCTTGCGCCACGATGCGTGGATCGGCGCCACCTACTGGGAGGATGCGGCCGCACCGGCGGCGCTCTGGGACGGCACCTTCGAGCATCTGCTCGAGGTCTCCGAGGTAATTGTCGCCGGTGGCGACGGCGGCGGCCTCGACGATCTTCTCGGCCTTGCCCTGCTCGGCAGGCACAGGGACACAAAGCAGTGGCTGCTTTGGTGCCGCGCCTGGGCGCAGCAGGACGTTTTCGATCGGCGCAAGGACATCGCAAGCCGACTGACCGATTTCATCGGCCAGGGCTCACTCGTGAAATGCGTCACCCCGACGCAGGATCTCGTCGACGTCGCCGATCTGCTCGAGCGAGTGAAGGACGCCGGCCTGTTCCCCGATCAGGCAGCGATCGGGCTGGATCCGCAAGGGGTGACCGCGCTGGTTGATGAGCTGTCAGGCCGGGGATTCACCGCCGAGCAGATGCTGGCCGTCAGCCAGGGCTTTCGCCTCTCCGGCGCGGTGTGGGGCACGGAACGCAAGCTGAAAGACGGCACACTCGTCCACGGTAGCCAGGAGCTGATGGCGTGGTGCGTCGGCAACGCGAAAGCGGAGCAACGCGGCAACGCCGTTCTGATCACCAAGCAGATCGCCGGCAAGGCGAAGATCGACCCCCTCGTCGCCGCCTTCAACGCGGTGATGCTGATGACCCGTAACCCGGAGGCCGCAGGCGCCTTCGATGCCTCTGCCATGATCGGCTGACAGGAGAATATCATGCAGACGATCGAGAAAACGATGGCTCGTGCCGCTGGCGACGATCCTCTCGAATTCATCATGTCGGACGCGACGGTCGACCGCATGGGCGACGTGATCGTCCAGTCGGGTTGGGATCTCGCAGACTTCGTCGGGAATCCGATCGCGCTGTTCAGCCACAAGGCTGATCTGCCGCTGGGCGTGTGGAAAGACGTGCGGGTTCAGGGCGGTGCGCTGCGCGGTCGCCTAGAACTGCTGCCGCGAGGCATGTCGCCGCGCGTCGACGAGATCCGCGCGTTCGTGGAGGCCGGCATGCTTCGCGCCGTGTCTGTGGGCTTCCGACCGATCGACACCGAGCCGCTCCCGAACGGCGGCGTGAAATTCAAACGGGCTGCCCTGGTCGAATGCTCTGTCGTGAGCATCCCGGCGAACCCGAACGCCTTGGCGGTCGCCAAGAGCCTCAACCTTTCCGACGACGTGCAACGGGTGATCTTTGGCGAGCCAGCCGAGCAGATCACCGCGGTTGAGCGGAGCGGGTCCCCCGGCGAGCCCGCCAGCCAACCTCCTGTACGAAAGCCAATGATCATGAAGACCCTCGCCGATCGCATCGTCGATGCGCAGAATGAAGTCGTCCGCCAGAAGGACGCCCTGACCGCCCACCTCAACGACGAGAACTTCGACGAGACCGTCAGCGACGAGATCACGAAGTCGCTGGGCGAAGCCGAGAGCAAGCTCGCGTCGCTGCAGCGCGCTGAGACGGCCCTCGCCACCAAGACGGTCGCACCTGGCAATGCCCCCGGCACCGCCATCGTCGAGCGCTCTGCGGATCCGCGGCGCCCCTTCGCGATGCCAGCGAAGAAGTCGGCGGCAAGCGATCTCATCGTCCGTTCGGCCGTGGTGCAGCTGCTCAGCCATATCGAGCGCCGCTCGATGCATGACGTTCTCGCCGGCCGCTATGGCGAAGACGACAGCATCAAGGCGATGCTCGACATCACCACCAAGGCCGCGACCGTTCCCGCCACCACGACCGCAGTCGGCTGGGCTGCCGAACTCGTCCAGACGGCGACGCTGGACCTGATCGAACAGCTCGTCGGCAAGTCGATCTACCCGGTCCTGCGTGACATCGGTGGTCGCTTCACCTTCGGTCGCAACGGCGTCGTCTCGCTTCCCGCGCGCTCGTCCGGCACGTCGGTCGCCGGCTCGTTCGTCGGCCAGGGCGCACCGATCCCGGTTCGCCAGGCAGCGTTCAGCGCAACGCCGCTGACGCCGAAGAAGATGGCCGTCATCACCACCTTCACGCGCGAGATCGCGGAGAAGTCGACGCCGGACATCGAGCAGATCCTGCGTCAGGCGATTCAGGAAGACACCGGCGTGGCGATCGATACCGTGCTCATGGATGCCGGTGCCGCAACCGTCATTCGCCCTGCGGGTCTTCGCAACGGCGTGACGGCTTCGACTGCGACGGCGGGCGGTGGTTTCGCGGCCCTCGTCGCCGATCTTAAGGCGCTCGTTGCCTCGCTGATCACCTCGTCGAACGGCAACATCCGCCAGCCGGTCTGGATCATGAATCCGGTGCAGGCGCTGTCGATCTCCCTGACGCAGAACGCCGGCGGCGACTTCCCCTTCGCAGCCGACCTGCGTGCGGGCACGCTGCTGGGCTATCCGGTGGCGCAGTCGGCAACCGTCCCGCAGGGCACCGTCGCCCTCGTGGACGCCGCGGACTTTTTCACCGCCACGGGTGACGAGCCGCGCTTCGACGTCAGTGATCAGGCGACGCTGCACATGGAGGACACCACGCCTCTCGCGATCTCGGCAGCGGGTACGCCCAACGTCGTGGCCGCGCCGGTCCGCTCCATGTTCCAGACCGACAGCATCGCGCTGCGCATGATCCTCGACATGAACTGGGCGATGCGTCGCGCAGGCATGGTCGCGGTGGTGACCGGCGTCACTTGGTGATGAACCCCCGGCCACCCCACCGGGTGGCCGGATAACCTCGCTTGCAAGGAGAGCGATCCATGACCGACGTAACGAGCAAGGCAACGGCGGCTGAGAAGTCGACCGCGGCCGCCAAGGACGATGAGGCCCAGCGCGCAGACGACGTGCGCGCGAATGCTGTCGCCGCGATGGACGAGGTCGAGGCGATGCAGCCGACGCCGACCCAGGACGAGCTGAACAAAATCCACCGTGGCGAGCCCGGCGGCTACAAGACCCGCCAATCGAAGGCGAGCTAAGTAGTGGGCCTTCCCGTCACTCAGACCGTCTCGAGCCTGGGCGGCTATAAGCTGTCCACGCGCGCGGCCGTAGCGCAGCAGCGCTATGATGCGCCGCGCGCTGCGAAGAGCGTCGAGGGTGAATATCGGGAAGGCCCCTACGATCTACCTATCACCGGCGGGTGGCTGTCGCCTGAAGCTGGTCGAAACCTGAATTTCTGGCAGATGGGCTATGACGTTCAGAGCCCTCGCGGGTCGGCCATGGTCGAGGCTTGCGTCTCGGCTTATGCGCAGACGATCGCGATGTGTCCCGGCAATCACTGGCGCCGCGCCGAAGGACAAGGCCGTGTCCGTGTAACGAACTCGGCGCTGGTTCGGGTGATCAAGAAGCCGAACGCTTACCAGAGCGTCTCGGACTTCCTCCTCAATATCGTTCGTTCGCTGCTACTCGATGGAAATGCGTATGCCCTCGCGCTAAGGAACGAGCGCTACGAAATCACCGAGCTGCACCTGATGAACTCGCGGGGCTGCGCTGCGCAGCTCGCAGTCACGGGCGCAATCTTCTATCACCTATCCGGCAACGAGGTTGTCGAGCGACAGGTCGGTTCGAGCCTGATCGTGCCGGCTCGTGACGTACTCCACCTTAGGCTGCATACCCCTCGCCATCCCCTCGTTGGGGAAACGCCCATTGCTGCGGCTGGGCTTCAGCTGGCGGCGGGCAACGCCGCGCTGATGCAGCAGATCAATTTCTTCCTCAATCAGTCGCGTCCATCCTTCGTCCTCACTACCGATCAGCAGCTGAAGAAGGACCAAGTTGCCGATCTTCGTGCATCTTGGAACGAGCAATCCAAAAATCTCAACCAAGGCGGCACACCGATCCTCACTGCAGGTTTGAAAGCGCAGCCGATCGCGTCGAGTGCAAGCGATTCCCACCTGATCGAGATGCTTAAGCTGTCGGACAAGGCTATTGCGAACGTCTACCGCGTTCCGCACGCAATCGTCGGCGAGGAAGTGAAGGCATTGGCTTCTACCGAAGCCTTGATGCAGTTCTGGCTCGCTAGCGGCCTTGGGTTCGTCCTCAATCACATCGAGGAGGCGATGGGCCTGTTCTTCAAGCTCGGCGGGCAGCCCGACGAATATCTCGAGTTCGACACCAGCGCCCTCCAGCGCTCGTCGTTCAAGGAGCGCGTCGAGGGCTGGGCAGCGGGCACCAAGGGCGGGATCTTTGATCGCAATACGGCTCGCGCTGACTTTGAGCAGGGGCCGGTGAAGGGTGGCGACGAACCGTGGGTGCAGCAGCAGGACATCCCACTCAGCGTTGCAGCGGATTCAGCCAAGAAACCGCCACTGCCGCCAGCGCCGCCCCCGCCTGAGCCTGTCCCAACGCCGGTACCGATCGAGCCGCAGCGAAGCGACGAGGAGCAATTGCGCGCGCAGCAGGCGCTTTTTGAAAAAGACCTTCGGGAGGCCGTTAATGCTGCTTGATGCGAAGGCAATCGCCACCTCTACGGCGCTGATCATCCGCGAACATGTCGCAGCCGCGCTGGCCCCAGTTATGGAGGCCAATCGGGCACTGGTGGAAAGGATTCTTGTTCTCGAAGCCCGGGCATCCGAGGGTCCCGACCTTACACTGATCTCGTCCGCAGTGGCTGACGCTGTTGCGGCTATACCGCCGGCCGAGCCGGGCAAAGACGGCAATGACTTCGTGCCTGACATGGCAGAACTGGCCCGCATGCTGGACGAGAGTGTCGCTCGGCATGTCGCCGAGATTGAGCGGCCAAAAGACGGGACAAGCGTCACCATTGACGACGTGCAACCCTTGATCAAAGATGCCATTTCGACTGCCGTGGCGGCGATCCCCGCACCAAAGGACGGTGCAAGTGTCAATCCTGATGACGTTCGGAAGATGGTCGAAGTCGCCGTCGCCGCCATTCCGCCAGCGGCGCCCGGCAAGGATGCCGATCCCGACCTTGTTCGGCGCATAGTCAACGAGGCCGTTGCAGAAATCGAATTGCCGCAACCACGGGACCCTGTCGAAATCGATATGGATCAGGTGCGCGGTTGGATTTCCGAAGAGGTTAGCAAGATGCCGGCTCCTGTGGACGGCAAAAGCGTCACCGCTGACGATGTCGCCCCAATAATCCAGCAGGCCGTTGACCGCGCCGTCGCAGCAATCCCCCCCGCAAAGGACGGCGTAGGTCTGGCCGGTGCGTTGATTGATCGCGATGGTGGCCTCGTAGTAACCTTGACCGATGGCACCGTGCGTTCGCTGGGGCCGGTGGTCGGCCGTGACTACGATGAGGCCGTGTTGTCCGCAGCCGTCACGGAAGCCGTCGCAAAGATCCCTGCACCAAAGGATGGCGATCCAGGCAAGGACGCCGACCCGGCACTGATTCAGCGTCTCGTTGACGATGCTGTCGCTCAGATTCCGCCGCCAGCCGATGGTAAGGATGCGTATCCAGGCCAAGCATGTGGGCTGCACGATCCAGAGGGGGCGTATCGCGCGCTCGATATCGTGAGCTTCAACGGCAGCGGTTGGATAGCCAAGGTCGACAACCCAGGAGAGTTGCCCGGCGACGGCTGGATGCTGCTGGCGCAGCGCGGGAAGCCGGGCAAGCCCGGTGATCCAGGCAAGGAAGGCCGCGCCGCCTCCGAGGTCGTGGCGCTGTATACGGACCCGAAGGCGATGCAGCTGATCCTGACGAAGGACGACGGCACCGAGATGAAGGCCGATCTGGCTGACTTCGCGCAGACCATCCGCAGTATCTGACTTTCCCAGTTCGGGATCGGCTTGACCCCTTGGTCGGTCCCGAAACCTGCAATCGACGAGGTGCCAACATGGCCGAAGAGCCCGTCACGCTGGAGCAGGTGAAAACGCACCTGCGCCTTGGAGCGTCTGGTCGTGAGGACGCGTACCTGATGATCCTGATCGCTGCCGCACGTCGCTCCATCGAGAACTTGACCGGCAGGGACATCGCCGTCGACGTCCCTACGCTGGACGAGCGAGACAAGGACGTAGTCGCCCAGGCTTGCCTGCTGCTCATCGGGCAATGGTACTCGAACCGTGAGGCCGTTGGGGTCAACGTTTCGGAGATCCCACTCGCAGTTCAGTTCCTGCTCAATCCGCTGCGGGTGATGTTCGTATGACGCAGCTGACGGCAGGCGAGCTTCCCGACACTATTCGCATCGAGCGCCCCGTTGCCGATGACGCCTTTGACGGTGCGGGATCTGGCAGATGGGAGCTGGTCGAAGACGAGGTTTGGGCGGGCGTCGTGGACATGCTGCCCAACCGCGGCGAGAAGCTTGCCGAGGGCATCAACGTTGCCACCCGGCCAGCCCGGGTCCGCATGCGCTTCCGGGACGACATCACGAGCAACATGCGGTTCGTGATGGGCGATCGGATCATGCAGATCATAGCGGGCCCCGCCATCATCCGGCAGCGCTCGGGCGTCGAGTTCATGGTCGAAGAGTACAGCACGGCCGGGAACGGAGCCTGATGGCTACCAGCCGGGGCAGTCAGTCGGTTCGCCGTTACATCGCGCAGTTACCAACCGAGGTGGAGAATAAGCTGCTGCGCGGCGCGGCGCGGGCCGGCGGGAAGATCATTCTCGCCGAGGCAAAGGAACGGTCGATCTCGTCCGACGTCGACGAGGCGCTCGAAATGCGGAGCAAGTCGGAGGCTGGACGCCTGACGGTGACGATCGCCGTTCGGAAAGGCTGGGGCCGCTCGATCGCCAACTGGCTCGAATATGGCACCGACGCCCATTTCATCTCGGTCGCGAAGGACGAAAGCGGCGGCAAGAGCGTTGCGCGGATCAACGCCACAGACAAGCGCACGATGGTCATCGGCGGCAAGTTCGTTGGCGACACCATTTTCCACCCGGGCGCCAAGCCGAACCCGTTCTTACGCCCAGCGCTCGACATCAAGGGCGCTGAGGCGGTCGCCGCGGCGCAGAGCTTCATCAACGCGCGCGTGACCCCCTCGGGGATCATCGGGACCGCTGAACCGGAAGGCGAAGACGCATGACCGGTGTCGATATCGTTGGCGCGCTGCTCAATTCGGACGAGGCGCTGATTGCGGTCATTCCCGCAGGTCAGATCAAAGCTGGCGCGCTTCCCGACGGTGTCGTTCTGCCGACGCTTTTGGTCCGGATGACCAGCAACGTTGAACGGCAAACGCTCGTGCGCGGGGCTACTGTTCGCACGATCGAGCGCATCTCGGTCACCGTGCGGGCGGCCAGCTACCGCGACCAGGTCGCTGCAATGAAACTGGTCGTGAAGGCATGCGCAGGGAAGACCGGCAGCATCGCCGGCGCCGCCAATGTTTCCGTGCTGACTGCCGGCCGCGGCCCCGACCTGCGCGGCCCGGGCAACAGCTTCGAACAGACCCAGGACTTCCGCGTCAGCTTCGACGCGGCAGCGTGAGAGAAAAGGAAACTACCGTGTCCGATACCAAGCCGAAACCAATCAAGGCATTCGTCATCCGCGATTTCACCGATGCTGGCACCGAGGAGCGCTTCACTGCGGAGAGCACCCCCGAGCTCGAAAAGGGTCGGTTCGATAATTTCAAGGCAGCCGGCTTGGTCCGCTTGCCGACCGCCGAGGAAGCGAAAGCGAAGCCCGCAGCGTAACCCGCTCGCCCGCCGCTCAGCGGGCGATCTCCCGCCGGCGCCCGCCGGCATGACTACACGAGGATCATCACCATGGGTTCCCAGACCGCCGCAGGCTCATCGCTTGCGATCTCTGTCGCCTCGCCGGCAACCACCGACGCCGCTGGCTACGCTGCCCTCACCTTCACCGATGTCGGCCAGGTCGAGAAGCTCGGCTCGATCGGCGCCAGCTTCGCCAAGGTCGAATTCCAGCCGCTCAAGGGTGCAAAGCAGAAGTACAAGGGCTCGGCCGACTATGGCGCCCTGCAGCCGTCGATGGCGCTCGACAGCACCGACGCCGGCCAGGCGATCATGCAGACGTCGGCCGACGACGAGAGCCAGAAGCTCTATTCGTTCCGTGTCACCTTCTCGGACGGCGCCAAGCGCTACTTCGGTGGCCGCAACTTCGGCATGCCGGAAACCGCAGACGGTGCCGACAGCATGCTGACCGGTGCTCCGACGATCGAGATCTGCACCAAGATCGTCAAGGTCGCCGCGCCGGCCACCTGACCCCTCCTCTACCCGGCGCCCGCGACGCCGGTCCTTATGCGCCAGCTCGGCCCGTCGTCGCGGGTCGCGAGCCGGGCTGGCGCACCTCCTCCCGCGAAGGACTCCTTTCATGAAGCTCAACATTGCCTCGCTAGCCGTCGCCACTACGGCCGCCCTCCACGTCAAGAGCCCAGCCGGCGAATTGCTGTTCGCTGACGACGAGCGCACCCTCCCCGTCCGCATCCATGTCCATGGCCCGGGCAGCAAGGCTTATGGCGTCGTCGAATCCCGTCAGTCGGCGCGCGCGCTGAAGCGCATGCAGGACAATGACGGCAAGATCACTGCTGCCACCCCCGAGGAACGCGTCGCCGAGACCGCCGAAGATCTTGCCGCGATCACCTCGCATTTCGAGAATTTCGAATATCAGCCCGACGGTGCAACCGAGCCCGTCACCGGTGACGATCTCCACCGCGCCGTTTACGCCAACCAGGGCCTCGGCTTCATCACCAAGCAGGTCGCGAAGTTCGTCGGCGACTGGGGAAACTTCAGCGCCGCCTCGAAGGCGGCCTGAAGCTCTACGTCCGGCAGATGGCGTGGCTGCATGCCACGCCAAAGCCGGATGCCCGCAGCAGGCGGGGCAAGGAAGAACCGGCGGTGTCGAGGCTGAGCCGGATTGACGATTTGAAGCGGAAGAAGATCAATCCGCCGATGCCACCTAACCCGGCGCCGCATATTACGGACTGGCTCATTGAGATGGGCCTGACCGAGGCGGCCGGAATGGGTGCAGTCCCGATCAGCTCGCGCGAGCTGGCGGCGTGGCAGGACAACACCTGCGTGCGTTTGCAGCCATGGGAAGCGCGGCTGATCCGCGAGTTGTCGAAAACCTATCTCGCCGAAGGGCGGGTCGCCGAGAGCGAGAACTGCCCGCCACCATGGCGGGCGCCGGTCACACAGCGCGAGCTTGAGATCGAAGAAGCCCAACTGCGCGCCGTGCTGGGCTGATGAAACGGGGAGGATGACGCATGTCCATGGACGACTCCTCCCCGAGGCTTGAGATCGGCTTTGTCATCGACACCGGCGATTCCTTCGGTGGTCTGACGCAGCTGCAAGCCGCAATGGACTCAACCGAGGCCAAGGTGCTTGCCGACGCCACCCGCATCGAGCGCGCGACCCGCGGTATGGTCGACGTCTCGGCCGCGACGTCGAATGTCGTCATGTTCGGCAACGCGACGTCACGTGAGATGCAAACTGCCCGTCAGGCAATGGCGAGTGCCGAGAAGGCAGGCGAGGCGTTGTCTCGTCAGCTTGATCGCCAGGCATCAACCTTTGGTAAGACCCGTGAGGAGATCCGGGCGATGAAGGTTGAGACGACCGCGCTCGCCGCTGAGGAAAACAAGCTGGTCGAGCTATCTGGCCGCCTGCGGGGGCAGCAACAGGCACTGGCGAACGCCGAAGCTGATGCCGCACGAACGGCTGCTGCCGCGATCGAGGCCGAAGCTCAGTCCGTGCGCTCCGCAGCGCTCGCTCATGGCCTCTTCGAGGCCGCCGCACGTCGCGGCATCGCGGCAATGCGCGAGATGGAAGCCGCCCAAAATGCAGCTGCAGCGAATGCCGAGGCCACGCGAGTGCGTGAGGCGGCGCACGCATACGCTATGTTTGAAGGAGCCGCGCGAAAAGGTGCTGCGGCTCTGCGGGAGTTGGAGGTCGCCCAGGCGGCTTCCGCCAGCGATGCCGAGACTCAGCGCCTTCGCTCAGCCGCGCTCGGTCACGCGCAGTTTGAAGCCGCGGTGCGCCGCGGCGCGCAGGCGATGCGTGAACAGGAAGCTGCAGCAGCAACCGATGCCGCAGCGCTGGCACGACTGCGGGCTATGCTTGATCCTGCGGCTGCCGCCCAAGCTCGATTGAACAGCGAGATCGCCGAGGCCCGTCGCGTAATGACCGCGGCAGGTGCGTCCGCGGAAGAACTGGCCCGTGCTGAAGGCATGCTGATCGATCGCGCGAACGTCGCGACGCAGACGCACGGTGCGATGGCCGGGGCCGCGGTTAAGAGCGGGACAGCGCTGAAGAGCATCGCTGTCCAGCTTCCTGATATTACGCAGGGCCTGCTCACTGGCCAGAAGCCAATGCAGGTCTTCATCCAGCAGGGCGCGCAGATCCTTCAGGTCGCCCAGATGGGCCAGGGCGGATTGCGCGGCTTCGGCAAGGAAGTGGCGGTTCTCGCCTTGCGCTTCTCGCCGCTGCTCATCGGCCTTGCCGCAGCCGGGGCTGGCTTCGCGCTCTTCAACCGGTGGGTCAATGAAGGGGTCAAGTCCGACCAGCTGACGCGCGATCTCGGCAAAATCACGGGTGGCGCCAATGCGACCAAGGCCGAACTGTACAAGCTGAAAGAGGAGACGATCACTTGGGCGGATACGTCCAAGGCCCTGTTCAGCGTGGTCGGCAAGGACATCTCGGATTATTTCGTCGGCGACATGAAGGGCATGTCGAAGGGCGTGAAGGGCGTCCTCGATGACCTGACGTCCTACATGCGCTCGACGCTCGCCGGCATCTATGCGGGCGTCGCAGGCACGAAGGCCTATCTCGCCGAGGTCGAAAAGGGCGGTGCGCTCGGCATCGGCAAAATGCTGATCGGCCAGGGCGATCCCAAGCTGCTCGAGAAGACCTATGGCGCGGCCTACACCGCTGCCGACACTTATCTGACGAAGCTCGGCAAGCGGGTGAAGACCGCGGCTGTCGACAACGCCCGCGAGCGCATCGCAAAGTCGATCGGTTACAACAATATCCCGAATCCGAAGACGGACAAGCATGCCGAGCAGCTGGCCCGCGACGCCGCGGCGATCGAGGCGCAGATCCGCAACCTCTATCAGTTGGCCGATGCCTATGGCGTATCGGGCGCCGCGGCGCTGATCGCCGAGGCCCGCGTGAAGGCCGAGAGCAAGGCGATCCGTCAGCGTGGCGACATCGAAGCGGCAGTTGCTCGCGAGGTTCGCCTCGCCGTCGCGCAGCGCGTTTCCGATGCCGCCAAGGGTACCGCCGATATGCGCGAGCAAGCGATGATCCAGGAGCAGGTCAACGCCTCGGTCGCCGATGGCCTTGCCCCGGCGGAGCGCACGGCCGAGATCCTGCGCAATCGCATCGCGGATCTACCCCTGCTTGCAGCATTGGAAGCGGCGCAAAAGACAGCCGACGCCGACGGGGCCAAGAGGGCAGAACAGGCGCTTGACGATCAGCGTGTTGCCCGTGATCGCTTGACGGATGCCGAGCGCAAGGGGGCGATCCAGATCGCCATGTCGTCAGGCGAGAATCGACTTGCCGAACTTCGCGAGGAAACCCGGCTGATCGGCGAGTCTGACGTCGCGCGTGTTCATTCGCTTGCGGCACTGAAGGCAACGCAGGAGGCGGCTGCTAATGACTGGGTTGGTGCTGACGCGCGCAAATATATTGATCAGCAGGTCGAGATCGCAGATGCGAGCGAAGCGAACCGGTTGGCGCAGGACGCGTACAACGCTTCGCTGACCGCCACGGGCGATCTGTTCGACACGATCGACCAGACCGCGCAGCGCGCGGCGCAGGGCATGGCCGATGCGTTCGGCAATGTCGGCTCGGCGATTGGCGACGCGTTGACCGTAATGACTGGCTATTACGCTGACCAGTCCAAGCTACAGGAGGCGCATACTGCCGCGCTTCACGAGGCAGCCGGCGACCAGAAGCGGATCGACCGCGAGAACCGGCTCTTTTCGCTGCGCTCGTCGTCGCAGCAGATCGGCGCATTCGGCGACATGACTGCGGCTGCCAAGGGCTTCTTCAAGGAGGGCTCGAGCGGCTATCAGGCGATGGCTACTGCTGAAAAGGCATTTCGCCTCGTCCAGTTCGCGATGTCCGTCCGCGCGATCGCGCAGGATGCGATCGAGACCGGTAGCAAGATCGCCAACAGCGTGGCGCGCATCGCGGTTGGGGCGACCGAGGCGGTTGTCAACGCCATCAAGAGCCTCCCCTTCCCGCTCAACATCGCCGCGGGTGCCGCAACCGTCGCCGCGCTGGCGGGGATCGGCGTATCGGTTGCCGGCTCGTTCGGTGGGGGCGGCAAGAACAACTTGGCGCCGACCAACACTGGCACCGGCACTGTCCTCGGCGATTCGTCGGCGAAGAGCGAGAGCATCAAGAACGCGATCGACGCACTGAAGGACGTCAACACCGTCATGCTGTCCTATTCGCGCAACATGGCCGCGTCGCTGAAGTCGATCGACAGCCAGATCGGGGGCGTCGCAGCCCTCGTCGTCCGCGCCGGCAACATCGATGCGAATGCCGGGGTCAACACCGGGTTCAAGAGCAACGCCACGGCAACGATGGCGGGCATCGGCATGGCGATCGGCGGCCCGATCGGTGCCGGCATCGGCGCCGTGCTGACCAAGATCCCGGTGATCGGCAGCATCCTGAGCGGGCTGTTCGGCACGAAGACCTCGGTCATCGGCAACGGCCTGTCAGGCGGGCCGCAGTCGGTCGGCAGCGTCCTGAATAACGGCTTCGATGCGTCTTATTATTCGGACGTGAAGAAGAAGTCGTCGTTCCTCGGGATCTCGACCGGCACGAAATATTCGACGAAATACGGCGCAGCCGATCCGGCGCTCGAGAACCAGTTCACGCTGATTCTGCGGCAGTTCAACGATGCGATCGTGGCGTCGGCTGGGCCGCTGGGCGCCGCGACCAGCGACATCCAGAACCGCCTCAACAGCTTCGTCATCAACATCGGCAAGATCGACCTGAAGGACCTGACCGGCGAGCAGATCCAGGAGAAGCTGACCGCGATCTTCGGCGCCGCAGCCGATGGCATGGCGGCTGCGGCGTTCCCCGCCGTCGCGCAGTTCCAGAAGGTCGGCGAAGGCACCTTCGAAACGCTCGTGCGTGTCGCCTCGACTGTCGAAGCTGTCGGCGCATCGCTCGACATGCTCGGCACGAACACGCAGGCCATGGGGATCGCGGTCAAGCTTGGCCTGGCCGATCAGTTTGACAGCGTCTCCGCGTTGACCGACGCGGCCGGTGCGTACTTCGAGACCTTCTATTCAAAGGAAGAGCAGGCCGCTGCCAAGACCGCGCAGCTGAACGGCGTGTTCGGCAGCCTCGGGCTGGTTATGCCGGCGACGCTTGCCGCGTTCCGCCAGCTGGTCGAAGCGCAGGACCTGACGACCACGGCCGGGCAGTCGACGTACGCCACGTTGCTTAAGCTCGCGCCAGCGTTCGCTGATCTGCAGACCTCGATGGAGGGTGCGAAGAGTGCAGCCGACATCGCGAGCGAGCGGCAGGATCTTCAGCGCCAGCTGCTCGAGCTACGCGGCGACACCGCGGCACTTCGCGCGCTCGACTTGGCGAAGCTGGATGCGAGCAACCGCGGGCTTCAGCAGGAGATCTACGCAATCCAGGATGCGCAGGCAGCCGCTACGGCCGCGAAGGCGCTGTCCGACGCATGGACCTCGGTCGGCGACAGCATCATGGACGAGGTAAAGCGGATCCGCGGCCTGACCGACGCTGCCAATGGCAATGGCTTTGCGACGCTGCAGGGCCAGTTCAACGCAGCCAGCTCCGCAGCGCGCGCCGGTGATCAGGATGCGGCAAAGAGCCTGCCCGCGCTCAGCCAGGCCCTGCTGACGGCTGCGGCCGAGCAGGCGACGAGCCGGCAGGAACTAGCGCGGGTTCAGGCCCAGACTGCTGCCAGCCTCGAAGCCACCTATGGCGTCGTCACTGCCCTGGCGAAGGGCACTATGGCGCCCGCCACCACCGCGCAGAACATGGACACGGTGGCGGCGGCGCAGTCGGTGACGGGCAACGTTGCTGCGAACGACGATGCGGCGGACGCGACCGACGCGCTACGCAACGAGCTCGCAGAGCTGCGCAGTGAGATGGTTTCCGGGCTCGCAAGCGTCGCCAGCGCCGCGAACCGGTCGGCGAAGGTGCTGGAGAACGTATCGGCCGCAAGCGGCGGCGATGCGATCGCGGTGGGTAACGCAGCATGAGGGTAATCACCGACCAGGGCGAGACGATCGAGCTCGGCAACGTCGAGACGACGCCAACGATCGGCATCACGGACTTCAGCCGTCGCGTCACTGACGATTTCGGCGTCACGACGGTTGTTGAGCGCGGCTTTTCGCGGCGCATGTCGGTGAAGCTCGGCGTTCCGATAGGCGACGTCGACGCGCTACAGCGCCGCCTCGCCACCCTGCGCGCGACTCCTGCCCTGTGGGTCGCCGACGATCGCTTTGCGAGCCTGTCGATGCGCGGCTTCTACAAGGACTTCGATCTCGACCTTGCAACGCCGGCAGTCAGCTATTGCACCCTGACCGTTGAAGGGCTGGCCGAGACTGCGGCACCTGAAGACGTCCCGGGTGATCCTGCGCCTCCCGGGGACATGTCGACCCTGCAGCTGATCCAGCCAATCACGGTCACCGACGCTGTGCTCGCGTCCAGCACCGTTCCCGAGAACGACGCTGTAGAATGGTCGTCGACGGCCACCTACGCGCTCGGTGCCCGCGTCATGCGGGCCACCATGCACCGGCTCTATGAGAACCTGACCGCGGGCAATGTCGGCAACGACCCGGCGGGCGTGTCAGGCCAGTGGCTGGATGTTGGCCCCACGAACCGGTGGGCGATGTTCGACGAAGCGCTCGGCACTTCGACGGCCAGCGTCAATTCGATCCAGGTGGTATTCAACGCTGACGCGGCGAACGCTGTGGCGCTGCTCGACGTCGCTGCCACCAGCGTTCGCGTGCGCGCAACCGGCTACGATCGTACAACGGATGCCGGCGCAGGGGCGATTACGTTCCTCGATCTCCCGGCAGATGCAGGAACCGTGACTGTAACGATCGCGGGAACCGGGCCCGTGTCTGTCGGCACGCTGCTGATCGGTCGCGTGACGACGCTCGGCCTGACCGAGGCGTCGCCAACCGCCGGCATCACCGACTTTAGCCGAAAGGACGTCGACCAGTTCGGGGAAGTGACCATCGTCGAGCGCGCGTGGGCGAAGCGCATGACGGCGCGGGCGCTCATCCGGACAGATGCGGTCGACATGGTGGCAAACCGCATCACGGCCGTGCGCGCGCAGCCGTCGCTCTGGATCGGCCAGACGGGCCTCGACAGCCTTACCGTCTACGGGTTCTTCAAAGACTTCTCGATTGAGCTTGGAGACACCGTCAGCAAGCTGTCGCTGTCCATCGAGGGGCTCAGCCAAGCGGCGCCCGTCGTGCCGTTCGCGCCGGGAAGCTCAGTGGCGTGGCCCGACATTCTCGATCCGGATGGCACCAAGCCAAGCAACAACGCCGACGAAACGGGAAAGAATACCTCGAAGGACACCAACGCCGTCGGCGGTGTGCCCGCCAGTGATGTATTGGCGGGCCTAGAGCGGCTCGACAGTGTCACGATACCAGCCGTCAACGCCGCTGTCGCGGAGGCAACCGCACGCATCGAAGCGGCTCAGGCTGCGGCCGACGCCGCGGTCGCTGCCGCGAATGAGCGAATTGCAGAGGCCCACGCCAAGCTGGACCAAGCTGTCCTGGATCTCGCTGCCGAGATTGATCGTGCCCAGGGCGTTGACGAGGATCTAACGCGGCGTGTCGACGCAATTACAGCTGGCGGCACCGGCCCGGGTGGGGAAGATATTCAGGCGCTGGTCGAGCGTATCGATCTAGTCCGTGCCGATGGCCAGCGTGCGCTTGCCACCGCGATCCAGAATGTGGCGACCGCCTACGAAGGCCTTGATGCCGCCACCAACTCCCGCATCTCGGACCAGGTCACGGCCCTATCGGACGCGCGACGCTCGATCGCCCAGCGCATCGAAGAGGTCGTCACTGAGTTTCGTGGCCTTGATGATGAGACCAATGTTCGGATAGGTCAGCAGTACGACGCGCTCAGCGACGCCTACGAGGCGCTTGGTCGGCGAATTGACACGATCTCGGCCAGCGGTGGCTATGACGACACGGACGTGAGGGCCGAGATCCGCCGGGTCGACACCGCCGCAATCGAACGCGACAGCGCCGCTGCGCAATCTGTGGCGGAAGTGACCAGCAGCCTGTCCCGTGGTGGCGGCAACCTGCTCAGCAATACGGACTTCGTCACGACGGACGGCTGGGGTCAAAATTATAATATTCCCAGCCCGGAATACGTCTTGAACGCAGCGGGCCCTTCGTACCATCCCGTTGGCGAGAACGTTCTTTCTATCCGTCAAGCTGGACGCGCTGGCGGCGACGCTTACTACGCCGACTGGATTTCTGACATGGTCGCAGTAGTCCCCGGCTCGTTCCTCCAGTTCTCCGCTATGTTCGCTTCCCATCGTGCCAACACTCAGGCGTTTCTCGGCTGGGTGGGTACCGATGGCGTGATTTTCGCCTTTGAGGCTGGCAATCTTAACAGCTCAACGGAGGCCCTAGCGAACGATCCCAGCCTTTATAAGCGCTCCGGCTTGGTCGCTGTTGAGGCGCCGGCACGAGCCGTAGCGGCGCGCCTCCTCATGCGTAAAGGGGACACCTACGATGGGCAAGGCGACAGCTACGCTTGGATGTGGCGGCCGTATATTGGAGCGGCCCGGCGAGGCCAGAACAGTTGGAACGATTGGTCGCCGGGCAGCGGTCGTGCTGTCCAGCTGCGATCTGACGCCGCGATCAGGGAAGCGGCAACAACCGCGGCAACCGCCAATAAATCGGTCGCAGATCTCTCGACGAGCGTCTCGACCCGTTTCGAAGGCGTCAATCTTACGCTTGGCGGCTACGATCAGCGCATAACCAGCCTGTCGAATGACCAGCAAGGCTATGTCGGGCGGGCCAGTACGCTTGAGGCGCAGATGTCGCGGCAGGCACCGAGCGCCCTCAACGACTTTACTGACGCCGTAAACAACCGACTAGCCGAGGTGGACGCGTACGCAAGCGCGCGGATCAAATCCACCGAAGACGTCATTGCCGACTTGCCGAATCGATACTCGACGGCTCAGCGTACCGAAGCCCTTGAAGCTCAGGTCAACTTTGCAACTGACAGCGGGTTGCAGCGCACTATCAATGCGCGGATCGAGGATCGCGCGACGGCAATCGCGGACGCGAAGACGGGCGCTGTCGTACAGACGGTCAATCAGTTACGTGCGGAATATAACAACACCGCCGCTTCCGTGGGCACAACAGCCGGCGCGATTGCCGACCTGCAGGGGCGAACGGCCGCCTACTGGCGCACCACGGCAGTCGCCGGCAACAACCGCGCGCAGATCACGGTCAGCGCTGACGCCAATGCTGGGGCAGGCGTTGACATAATCGGTGACGTTTCAATCAGCGGCGACCTGCTCGTGGGCGGGTCGGTTTATACCAATGCGATCGCACCAGATGCATTCACTGGCGCAGTCTCTGCAACGTTCGGCGACCATTACATCCAGGCGAGCGGGCCATCTGGAACCACCACAACCTTCGACACCGGCGTCCTGAACATATTCTCTACCGGGGGCCGCTTACGAACGGATGTCTACGTCGATGCGTATGTCGCGGCAGGCGGGCCGGGCAGGCAGCTATATGTCCAACTGATCCGCCGCTTTAACGGTTACGACCAGCCGGTTAGCCGTCTCGTCGGCATCGCCTACCTGCAAGGGCCATGCGTGCTGTGGGCGCAAGAGGCACCCGGCAGCGGGCTTGTTGGCTACTTTCTTCGCTTCACGCTGTCGATCAGCGGCCAAGGCAGTGCCGCCTACACACTTTCACAACCGCAGTTGCAAGTCATGGAGTTCAAACGATGAGCCAAGAATATTGGATCGTCTACGACGTCTTGTCGGGAGCTGATCTCTGGCGCGGAAGTGGCAGCCTAGGGTCGGCTGCGTATCAGCAGCTGCCCAACGGCGCCGCGCTAATTACCGTGCCCCAAGCCGTCATCGCACAGGCTGACGTCAACCTCGACCTGTTGCGTGACTACTTGGCCCTGCGGATTGACGGTGAAGCCGAGGCCATCCGGCAACGGTTCCTGACTCCCGGCGCGGGGCAGGCCATGACGTACCAGCGCAAGGAAGCCGAAGCGCGCGTGTGGTCGCTTGATAACGCCAGTGCCACGCCTTTCTTGTCTGCCGAGGCAAGCGCGCGTGGGATGACGATTGCCGACCTTGCGGCCGAGATCATCCAGCTTGCCGACGCGTGGGTGGCGATCGGTGCCGCCATCGAGGGTCTGCGCATGGGTGCCAAGGCCGCGGTGGGGCGCGCCGCGAACCTCGGCGAAATCGTCGCAGCCAGCAAGGTTGACTGGTCCGTTCTCAATGGCTGAGCGGTTCTGGCTTGGCCTACGCCAGCTGCTCGTCGCGGTCGACCAGCTCGCCTACATCCTGATCGCCGTGCCGATCTATGTTGTCGCAGGCGGGCCAACTCCATCGGCTGATGAGACAATCTCTAGCCGCGTAGGCCGCGCCGCGATCAAGGGGCATCGTTGGGGGCTGATCCTAGAGGCGATCATCGACCGGCTGTTCATCGTCCTTGGCGCGGACCCGGACCATTGCCGGCGCAACGTCGAATCCGCCTTCCTGGGCTGCGCGCCCAAACCCTGAAGGATCCTACCATGAAGAATGCGAGCAACGCGGCCAACCCGGTCGCGGGAAGGGATGACGCATGAACGCGACAGCCACGAGCAATTATATCGGCGAGGCGATGCGGTCGACGGCCGCGCTTGCGCCGCCCTCCCTCGCTGACAATCCGGGGCTGCTGGCTTGGAACCTATTCGTCATGACCGCGGCCATGTGCCTCGGGCTGATGATGGCCGGCAAACAGGCGCGACGGATCTGGGCGGCTCGCGCTTTCGACCATCCAACCGATCCGGTCTCGATCTATCGGTTCGTCATCTTCCTCGCCGGGTGCGCGGTCGCCAGCCGGGGCGGCGCCGAGGCGATCAGTCTTTGGTCGTGGAGCTCGGGCGACGCCCATACGATTGAGCGCGTTGCGGAATTGAAGCGATGGCTCGACCCCGTCTCGGTCGGCTGCGGCTTCCTCTGGATGGCCCTGCATATCCTCGCCGAGCCGATGCTCGAGTTCCAGCTGCGCAAGGCGCCCCTGCCCGTCGATATGTGGTCACGCTGGCCGCAGCTGCGCCGACCGATCGCCATCCTAGCCGTGAGCCTCGCAATGGCGACCGCTGCCGTCGGGCTGCGGTAATGCGCGAGGGGGCTATCGCTGCGGTGCCGAGCGTATCGGTACCGGTCATCTGGTCATTCATGGGATACAGCTTCCCGGCCGGCTCTATGATCGTCGGGCTCCTTGCCTGCCTCATGATCCGGCTCTTTATCACGCTCGACACACCGGGCCCGAAGCGCTGGTTGCTCGATATGATCATCACGGGAATCGCAATGCTGGTCACTGCGGTCTGGATCGCAGAGCAACAGGTCGATCTGTTCGCGGCGCTTGGCACGGGCGGCGCGCTGGGCGCTATTGGCACCGGCATCATCACCTTCTTTAAGCGGCGCGGGCAGAACGCCATCGACGCCCTCGACGCGGCTCTCCCCGGCAAGTCAGTTGTGCCGGCAGACATGACCGCCACTCTGCGCGAGCTCGACAAGTAGGAATAACGGCCCGCCCAACCGGGAGGGGTTCGTGGCGGGCCGGCCGGGCAAGGGTCATAAACCCGGCCCGTCGATAACAGCCAAACTCGCCAATAGCTTCACATCGAAGGAAATAATCATGACGACGGCATCAACGCCGGCGTGGCTTCTGGCTGCGCGGGCAAAGCTTGGCACGCGCGAAATCGTCGGGCCGACGCACAACAACAAGCTGATCGCGTTCCTGAACACGGCATGCAAGTGGAATGGCGTCATGTGGAAGGACGACGAGATGCCGTGGTGCGGCGGCTTTGTCGCAGCCTGCCTCGTTGCCGCTGGTGTCGAGCCCGTCAAGATTGCAGCGCGCGCGAAAAGCTGGGCGGCCTGGGGTAGCCGACTGCGGCCTGAGCGCCTCGCCCCTGGCGCGGTCCTCGTCTTTGATCGCGCCGGCGGCGGCCATGTCGGTTTCTATGTCGGCGAGGATGCGACCGCCTACCATGTTTTGGGCGGCAATCAGAGCAACGCCGTCACCGTTACACGGATCGCAAAGGGCCGGCTCACCGCTTCACGCTGGCCCGCAGGCGTGCCGGTTATCGGCGGTCCGGTGCAGATGGCGACGACTGCCGGCCTGAAGCTGTCGAGCAACGAAGCATGACCGAACGCAACGTGATCCTGCGGCTCGAAGGTCTCGCAGGGTCGTCCGTGAGGGACATCGTCACGGATATGCAGGCGGTCTCGGATCGCCTCTGCCTGCCCGTGGCGCTCGACATGAACGGCGCGCACTTGCTGACGTTTCCGAGAATGTCAGTGGCAAGGATCAAGCGCGATTATGATGCGCAGATCAACGCAGCATCACCGGAGACACCGAAGTGACTGGGGCGGCTGGCTGGGCGATCCTGCGGCGCTTCTGGTGGGCGGTGCCGATGATCGGCCTGCTCGCCTGGCTCCTGATCACCCGGGAAGCGCTCGCCGACTGCACCGCCACGCTGAAGGCCGAACGGGCGGCATGGACCGCCGAGATCGCCAAAGCCGAGCAGCTGCGCAGCGACGCGGAGAAGCGCTTTGCCGTCCAGCAGACCACGGCGCTCACGACCTTCGCCGACCGCCTCGCGAATCGCGAACCCATCATCCTTCGATCCACTGACACCGTGAGGACCTATGCGCAAACTGCTGCTGGCCGTGCTGCCTGCCTTCCTGCTGACCGCGTGCGCGGCATCGACGCGCTCGACGCTGAGCTATTCGCCGGCGATCCCGCCAGTGCCAGCGGAGGCCAAGAAGCCGTGCACGGCAACGCCGGTGCGCCGGCAGCCGGACGGTAG